GGTTGGAGCGCGAAGCCGGGTGCGTGACCGTGAATTTGCCGTTGGCCGAGGCCGTGGCGTTCTCGAAAGAGACGTCGCCGATGACCTGCTCCTTCGTGACGCTGTCGATCAGGATCACGCTGAGGATGTAGCCGGTGACGGTGAAGCTCTTTCTCGCCGCGTCGCTGAGGGTCTGGACGGTCTTGGTGACGGCCTTCGGGATCGCGGGCTTGTTCTTGATGAAGGCGTCACTATTGCCGTCTGTCTCGTTCCAGTCGCTCTGGACGTTCTTCTCGGCGTCGGCGGGAGCGTGGGCGCTCTGGCTGTGGTCGTATGCCGTCTTGCCGCGGTCGCCGCGGTAGGCGGTGCTCACAGTCTCGCCGAGGGCGAGGTCGTTGCCGATGACGGCGTAGGTCGTCCCGCTCCAGCGGTACGTCTTGTTCTGGTACTCGCCTTCGCTCAGGATGACGTAGATCTTGTCGGACTCAGGCGTCAGGGCCGCGCCGCCGGAGGTTTTACTCAGCCAGTCGGCACCGAGGGCCGTGGCGCCGGTGCGGATGTAGGCGTCGACGACGTCGTCCACATAGCTCGGGAGCTGGTTGGCCGGCACCTTGCCGCCGCTGTCCAGCTCGGCCACGCCGCCGGCTGCGCCTTTTTCCGTCGCAGGGATTGCGCCGACGTCGGCGGCAGCGGACGGGATCGTCGGCTTGTCGCTCAGATCCTTATAGCTGCCAGAGAAGGCCACGGTCTTGAGGTCGCTGAAGAACTTCAGCACCTTGCCGAGCAGGACGCTCAGCTTCTCGCCGGAGGTGGGTGCCTCACGCTTGGTCGCTGCCTCGAAGGCGACGGTCACGTTGGAGCCGTCGCCGTCCGTGTTCAGCTTGCTGGTGTCCTTTGGGTGGACGTGGTCGCCGCGTGCGAACGCTGTCTCGGAGCCGACGGCGGCGGTGCCGTTCATCTTCGGCGTGGTCGTGGATGCTGTTGCGCCCTCGGGGACGTCCTTGGCCGTGATGAACTTGCTGTCGTTCTCGAGCTGCGAGAGCTTAGTCGGCACGGGGATCCATTTCTCGCCCGTCCACAGGTACAGCGTCAGGTCGACGCTGCTGAAATAGATCTGGCCGAGCTTCGGGTTGGCCGGAGGTGCAGCGAGCGGCTGCATGATGGCGTTTTGGATCTCATTCTGCGAGAGATCCAGATTTGTCAGGATTTTCACGAGTTTACCTCCTTAGTTGAAGTATGCAGTCCCGGAAAAGGCCGCGCAGAAGGTCAGGCGCACGGTGTTGTCGTCGAGGTAGTCGACCTCCCCAATGACCACAGTGCCGGCGCTGTCGACGACCGTGACGGCGGGCCGCTTTCCGAGGTTGTGGGCGATTGTCCACACCTTCGCTGCCTGCGCCTGCTTGTGGGTGTGGTGCCTGTCGTCCGTGATGCCGAGCTGCGCCGGCGTCATGTCGCCGATCAGCTCGTGCCCGTTGATCTTGGGCTTGTTGCGCAGGGCTTCGTAGTTTGAGGCGCTGCCGCCGCCCGTCTCCTTCATGGAGGCGGTCATGGAGGCAGGCGTCTCGGTCATCCTTGCCCCGAAGGTCTCCGCGCTGCCAGAGAACGAGGCATTGAAGTCGACGCTCACTTAGATGACGCCGTCCTTCAGGATCCGGCTGAGCGGGGCGGTCATGATGTTGCTCGCAAACGCGCGCCCGTCCTCCGTCCTGCCGCGGATCTGCACCTCCACCTGTTGATCCTCGTCAGGAGACAGAGAGCCGAGCAGCAGCGTGTCGGCTTGCGTCAGGCTGACAGTGACGACCTTGTCGGTCGCGTCGACGCCCTCGTCCCCGAGGTGCTTGGTGACTTCCACCTGCTTCGGCGGGGCATAGGTGGCGAGCTGCTGCGTGCGGAATGTTACCCACATGGTCACGAACTCGCTGACGTCGATGTCACAGTTGATGGTGATGGTTGGTGTGGTGCCTCTATACATGGGCGGCCTCCTTTCTGGCCTTTGGCCGGTAGTTTAGCACTCGAGGCGCTGGAGTCCGCTGTTCCAGATGCCGGCCGTCAGGGTGATGCCCGTCAGGTCTGCAAACGTGATCTGGAAGGGGTTGGTCGTGATCTCACTGAAAACGGCGTCCCACAGCGTTGCGATCTTGCTGGTGTTCTGGCCGACCGCGTTGCTCAGGTCATTCACCGACGCCTCGGCGGCCTGCGCGATTGCGATGGCCTGCCGGGCGAGCGCCAGAGCCTCCTCTGCCGTAGCCTGCGCGCCGAGGGCGATGGCTTTGTAGGTCTCGTAGTCCTCTTTGGTGGCGTAGGCGTCGGCGGGGATGTAGGCGGTCACATTGGTGGCCGTGCCGATCGCGGTGACGATGTCGATGGTTTTCTCGACGATGGTGGCGCCGCCGGAGGGCGGGATCCACTCGGCCAGATCGCCGCAGTTGCCGTAGCAGTACAGCACCTCGCCGACCTCGGGATCGGGATCTTCGGCATAAAGGCCGAGCTCGCGGTAGTAGAAGCCCTCGGTCTCGTCGCCGTTGGTGAAGATGCCGCCGACGGCCACGGTGCCGTCGCCGTTGATCTTCAGCTTCGTGATGTCGACGGTCGCCTTCGGGCTGACCACGCCGGTGAGGGTGCGGGGCGTCTGGCCCTCCTCGAGGTAGCCATCGCCGAGGACGATCTTGGTGTAGTTGATCTTCTGGCCGGCCACGCCCTTCGCCAGAACGATCAGGCCGGCGGTGGTGATGTCGTTGTTGATAAATGCAGCCATGTCTATCTCCTTTCCTTAGTCTGAAATGACCGCCGCGTCGGTGCCGATGCTGACGGTCTCGCGGTTGTTGTCGTGGACGACGGCCGCGTGGTAGATGTGGATCTCGTCGCTGCCCATGACGTGCACCTCTTGGGTGTGATCCCTGACGGCCATGCCGGAATAGAGGAACATTTCGCCGGTCAGGCAGATCAGGATCGCGTCGAGCCACGAGCTGCGGCGCTTGACCGTCCGCAGCAGCTTCAGGAACAGGTCGAGGTTGCTGTTGACGAGGCTCGGGTTGTCGCTCAGCACCTTGAAGTGATGCGGCTGCCCGCCGTACTGATACCACTCCCTGACCTCGCCGGTGCCGAAGTAGTCGGACACGATCTGCTCTACGGCGTAGGGGGTGCCGAGTTTCGCGTAGACGCGGTCGCTGTTGCGGATGACGGCCCGCTTGGCTGCGATGGGCGCGGTGCTGTCATACCACTGGATGTTCAGCTCCCACGCCATTTCGTCGAGCTCTGCGTCGCTGAGCTGGTCGATCTTGTCCCACCTGCTCAGGAGCTTCAGGCGTGCATAGGCGTCGCGGCTGATAATGTCGCAGCCGGTGGCGATGCCCTTGTCGCTGCCGTCCTCCTGCATCCATGCAGGCAGCAGTTTGACCATCTCGGTCTCATTGAGCCGCATTTACACCACCTCGCTCTCGACCTTGTGGCTGACAGTCAGGTGGCCGCTGAATTTGGCGACTTGCGTGTCGTCGAGGGCCTTGTAGGTCGGCTTGACGACGTCCACGCGGAAGGCGCCGGTCAGGTTCTCGCCCCACGAAGGCGAGAGGATCCGCTTGCGGAGCTGGTCGGGGTTGATGTCGCGGCCGAGGGCTGCGACTTGCCACTCGTTGTAGCGGTCGATCGCGCCGCCGGTGCCTTCGACGTTGGCGATCACCTCGGCCTCGTTCTTCGGCGTGGTGTAGTACACGATCTCGATGTCGTAGGTCTCGACCTCCGGGGGCACGGCGCTCACCTTGTCAGTGAGCGGCCGGATGTCCTTTGCGTTGACCACGTCCAGCACCTTCGCCAGCATGGCAGCGTCAGGGATCCCGCCGCCTTCCAGCAGGGGCACGATCTTGACGCAGCCCTCCAGCGTGCGGGTGATGATGATGTCGATACTCTCGGCGGCCGTGAGGCTGCCCTTGAGCGTGATGGTCAGCAGGCCGTCGGTGTAGTCGACGGTGTAGTCCGTGTCCTTGACCGCCGCCGTGCTCTGCCCGTGGGCTTTCACGACGAGGGTGTCGGTCAGGAGCGTGCCGCCGCCCTTGAAGGCTTTGCCGTCGTAGACCGTGAGGGTCTCGCTGACGGTTTCCTTCTCGCTGACGGCCCTCGCGTCCACGATGGAACTGTCGGCCGTCATTACCCAGTAGATGTAAGCCTGTTCGGGGCCCGCGGTGGATCTTTTGGCGGGAGCCAGACGGATCCGCTCGCGGAGGCGGTTGTCGCCCTCGGTGGTGTAGGGCTCGCCGTCATCGCCTCCGGCCGTTTCGGTCAGGTTGGTGACGGACTCGATGTATGGGATCAGGTCGACGAGGGTGGCGATCGTGCCGGCTGCGTAGCCGTTGAACTTCGTGCCGTTGCTCACGGCCGAGGTCGGCACCTCCACAGAGTAGGCGCCAGCTTGCAGCACAGCGATCTCGTCGGTTGCAAAATAGTTTTCGCTGTCCGGCGTCACCTTCGTCCATTTCGGAATGATGATGTTTTTCTCCTGCGGCGTGGAGACGGAGAAGCGCATGGTCGTCTTGGCCGGTGTGCCTTCCAGTCGTTTCACGTCCTGCCGCTCGCCGATGGCGTCCAGCACCTCGCCCCTCGCATAGCGGAGGAGCGTCTGCCGGCCGACGTCGTTGAGGCTGTTGTAGAGGGCAACGAACACGGGCACGAGAGCCTCGCCGAAGATCCGGCGCTCGTCGCCCGGGTAGAGCGGCTCGCCGGCGCCCTTTTCGAGCTCGGTGATGATGGTCTTGTATAGGGTGCTCGCGTCTGTCGTGGTGAGTTTGATGTCCTCGCCGTAGGTGTTTGTCGCGTCGCTCACGCTGTTCACCTCCTTCATGTGATGTTCTCGATGCTGGCCCGCAGCTCGAAGTCGCCGGTCTGAGCGGTCAGGGCCTTCAGGTCGGAGTCACTGAGCTGCACGCGGGGCTCGTAGGTTTCCACAACGAACTCCACGTCGGCGGCCAGATCGGTCGCAGCGGTTTCACTCGGCTTGTCGATCAGCGTGCGGTCGATCCCCTTGATGCGCTCGTAGGGCACCTCCCCGCGGATGGTCTTGAGGAGGTTCTGCACACAGATCTCGGGCGCTCCGTTGCCAGATGCTTTCATTGGGATCACCTCGCTTTACTTGAGCTGCGCATTGGTTGGTTTCTTGGATGCTTTGGCGCTGCTGGAGGCTCCGACGCTCACGGCCGAGGAGCTGATGCCGAGCTCCTTGTAGGTGGCGATGCCCGCCGCCGACTTGGAGCTGCTGCCGCTCTTGCCGCTGCTGCTGGATTTTCCAGAACTGGCCTTTTTGCTGCTGGCCTCCTCAGCGTACTCTGTCAGCTTGATCGTGATCTTGCCGGTCAGGATCCTGCCGAGGTTGTCCAGCTTGGTGTCTGATAGGCTCACACCTGTGAGCTGAAGGTTGGCCGGGCCGAAGCGCCGGCCGGCCAGATAGAAGGGGGCATACTGCCCGACCAGCGCCGTCCACGACTCGTACTCGCTGCGCACGTCGCAGCCGACCGCGGCGGCCAGATCGAAGTCGAAGCTCATGCTTTGCAGCTTGAGCGCCTTGGTCTTGGTCGCCGGGGATCCGGCTTTGTCGTCGCTGTTTTCCGTGTCGAGCTCGACGCTGTGAGAGACGCCATTCAGGGCGGCGATCCTCTGGCTGGAGACGCCCCACGTCTTGCCGTTCCATGATGCCATGACGGCCATGTCTATCCCTCCTTACTGCGGGCCAGAAGTGCTGCCTCCCATGCTGTCGGTGTGGGTGTGGCCGGTCAGGCTGATGCCCGTGGCGGTCACGTCTGCCGACGGGACGCTGATGCCCTTGTCCTGCATCGTGAGCGCGCCCTTCTTGACAGTGATGTCGCCCGGGACGATGCCGTCCCACTCTCCGTCCATGCGGGAGAGGATGATGCCGGTGCCGTCCTCGAACATAGCATAGGCGACTTCTGTGCCGGGGGTCAGGTTTCCCATCTCTCCGCGCAGATACCACGGGATCGTCAGCGGCCGTGTGACCATGCTGTCGGCGGTGCTCGGGAGCACTCTGGCCGTGGTTTTGTCGCCGTTCCTGTCGGCCTTTCCCTCCACGCTGGAGATCTTGCCCTTCTGGATCATTTGGTTGTTGCTGTTCATCAATATCCCTCCAGTGGCTTGCGGAGGTATAGCTTGCTCCGCGTCTTGACGTAGTCGTGCCGTATCCGGCTGATGAAGGCCGTGCCGTCCCACGACTTAACGCCCTCGGTCGCCAGCGTGACCACAGAGCCCGCCGCATAGTCTCGCAGCAGCGAGCCCGTCCAGAGGGTGCCAACGGTCGCGTTTTTGTTGGCGTCCCGGAGGAGGCCCTTGGCGAAGCGGTCGGCCTCGCTCTGGTCGGTCATGCGGAAGGGCAGGATCCGGCGCAGCACCTTGTCGCCGCCGCTCGGGGCTGCGAAGGTGCCGGTCAGGCCGCCGTTGACGGCTTCGGCCGAGCCGTAGGCGTTGGTGCCCTCGTCGCGATACTCGAAGTCATTGGCCGGGGTGATGGTGATGGTGTCGACGGGCTGCTGGCTTTCCATGTATGCCTCGTCGTAGACGACCAGCTTGCTGTCATACACCAGAAACGCCGCGCCCTCGAGGGTGCAGCGGTTTTGAAAAAATGCGAAGTCTGTGAGGTTGTTCTGCTCGACGTAGTCGTAGGTCTGGTCGGTGATCCCGTAGGTCTCGAGCGTCAGGCCGTGGCGGCTGGCGATCTCTTGGGCCAGTTGCAGAAACTTGACCTTTTCCCACGATTTGCTCCGCTTATCCTTCGCAGACTGTGGGACGGAGTAGGCCCGCAGGGTGATGATGCCAGACTCGGGGACGACGCTCTCGACGAACATTTTGCCCGTCTTGGCCGCGCCGTCCTCGATGGCGATGGTATCGCCCTTCTTGGGGTTCCACGAGTCCCACAGCTCGCGGGTGTCGTTGAGCTTGAGCAGCAGCTCGTCGCTCTGCTTTTCGGCGTACATATCGTGATAGCAGCGGTGGACGCTGATGTCCGGGTAGATGTCGACGCCTTCGTATAGGATTTTCACGGCGTCACCTCCTCCACGGCGGCAGGGTCTCCGGCGTCTCCACGGTCTCGACGATCGGGATCCGCACAGCCTCGCCGCCCTCGAAGATCAGCACGTCGCTGAGGTCGGGGTTGGCCTCGATGATGGTGCTCGCCATGCGCTCCTCGTTATAGGCGACGAGCGCGATGCTGTCGAAGGTGTCGCCGCCCTGCGCAACATAATCAATAAAGCCGACTGTCTGCTGTGACATAGGCGCCGCCCTCCCTTCTGCTGAGTGCCTCGAGGATGAAGTCGATGAACTCCGGCTCGAGGTCGCGGAGCTTTCGGATCAGTGCGTCCTCGTCGGTGTCGCCCTCGATCTTGATCTGTGGGGAGAAGGACAGCCCGCTCAGGTCGTAGACCACAGCGGTGCCGGAGCCGCCGCTGAGCAGCTCGTAGTCGCTTTCGCCGTCAGATGCCCCGAGCATCCGGCCCGCCTCGGCCCAGTAGGACAGGTTTTGCGAGCGGTATGCAGGGTTGAAGCTGATGACCGCCTCGGTCGGGTAGCGCGGATCCTCGCCGGCGATGGACGGGCCTCTTGTGAAGCCGCCGGTCGCATAGCCAGAGACGGACGCGCTGCCGCCGCCCCCACCTCCGAACAGGCCGGCGATCTTGGAAATGACGCCGGAGCCGAAGCTGACAATTTTCGATACCCAGCCGACGATCGTGCCGAGCACGCTGGCGATGGGTTCCAGAATAGACAGCAGCGGAGTCAGCAGCGGGGTGATGGCGCCGATCAGGCTCAGGATCGGAGGGAGTAGTGCCTGAACGAGCTGCATCAGGGGATCAAGCAGCGGCATGATGACGCTGTTGACGATTTGCAGGGCCACTTCCAGCAGCGGGGTGATGACCGGCAGCAGGCTCGAGATGATGCTCACCAGCACAGGCAGCACAGCGCTGACGATCTGCGTGATGATCGGGAGCACGGTGGCGAGCAGGCTGGCAATAGGTGGCAGGATCGCGGAGACGATCTGCATGAGTGGCGGGAGGAGCGTCTGCACGAGGTTGAGAAGCGGCGGGAGCAGAGTGCTCATTAGCTGCGTCAGAACGGGCAGAAGGTCGGCCGCGAGCTGAGAGATCAGGGGCAGAACGTCCTCGAGGGCGTCGGCAGCGCCGGTCAGGAACTCGTCGACAAACGGGGCCGCAGCCTCGACCGCCTTGGAGATGGCCGGGGTGATCTGCTCCATCAGCTTTTGCAGGGTCGGCATGAACTTGTTGAGGCCGTCGAACACAGTGTTCGCCATAGGCTTGAGGGCCACTTCGAGCCCCTGCTTCATAACCTGAAGCCGCTCGGCGAAGTCGTAGGTGTCATCGGCTGCGCCGGCGATTGTCTCGCCGTTTTCTTGCAGCTCAGCCGTCAGGTCTGCGACGGCCAGAGAGCCGTCTCGGATTGCTGCGGCCATCGTGGAGCCTGCCCTTGTGCCGAAGATCTCCGACGCGATGCTGGCGGCCTCTGCGGCCGTCCCGGCGTTTTTGATCTTTTCGTAGTACATGGCGAGCCCGTCGCTGGCGCTGATGCCCTCCTTGGCGAGCGTGGCGACGCTCTTTTTCATGGCGCCGAGCACTTCGTCGGTGTTTACGCCGGCCTTGTCGAGCTGGCCCATCAGGGCGCTCGCCGTCTCGAAGGAGTAGCCCATCTCCTGAAGCTGCGGGCCGAACTTCTGCATATCTGCCATCAGATCCGTGAAGCCCATGCCCGTGCTCTGGCTGACCTTAAAAATGTAGTCCATAGCGCCGCCCATGTCGTCGGCGTCGATGTTCCACTGTTGGAAGGTTTGGCTCGACTCCTCGATCACGCTGCCGAGGTCGTCCCCGAGCATATCGCTCACTTGGATGGCCTGCTTGGAGATCTCCTGAAGCTGCGGGCCGGTGAGGCCGAGGCGAGTGTTGTAGTCTGCGATCGCCTTGCTGGCGTCCTCCATTGTGGTCGGGACGCTCTTGTAGACGGCGTCGAAGTCATCAAGAAGCCCGTCCAGCGCGTCGCCGGTGGCGCCGGTTCCGATGCGGATAGCATCAGCAGCGTCATCGAAGGACGCGCCGAGATCCTTCATGTACTTTCCGGCCTCGACGACTGCCTTGCCTGTCGCCACAGCGATGCCGCCCACGGCTGCACCAACGGCCAGCGCCTTCACGTTCAGGCCGCTGATTTTCTTCTGAGCCTGTTCGATGGCTTTGCCGAGTGATGGGTCGATGCTGCCGGCCAGATTGACGACCGCCTGCATCGTTTTTCCGTTTGCCATGTGCGTCACCTCCTTCTGATGTGGGGTTTCTTAAAGCTGGCCGCACGAGTCGGCCGGCTCGCTTGGAGCCGCTTGGCCTCCTCGACGGCCTCCCCGTATTCGGTCAGGAAGTCGGTCAGCCTTCGCTCTCCGAGGTCTCGCGTCGACGTGTGGAAGGCTCGGGCGTAGTCTCGGATTGCGCGTCGGAGCTGTCGGGGGTGTAGGGTTCCTCCGACTTCCCGGAAATAAAATCCCGGCCGATCCTCATAATCTTCATAACGTCGTAGCCACGGACGCGCTCGAGGTCGGAGATGTCGATCTCAGGGTTGATGGCGATGATGGCAGCGAAGCCGAGGTAGAGGTGCAGGCCGTAGTCCAGCTCGGCCGCGCCGGCCGCGTTGCCGTTCTTGGATCCGCTGGCGCTCAGCTTTCTGGCGTCAGCTTCAGCAAACGCCTGTGCGGTGATCTCGCTGATGTCATAGGCCAGCTCGTCGTAGCTCTTGCCGTTGATCTGCACGGGGTTGTCGAGCTTGATGGTGTTCTTCATTGGGTGCGTCTCCTTTCGATAAATAGAGGGCGCCGCACAGGCGCGGCGCCCTTCAGGTTACAGCAGGCTGCGGATGTCCTTGGCGTAGTCGACGCCGCCGACGCGCAGGATCGTGTTGAGCTGGTCGATCAGCCAGTATTCAGCGCCGCCGACATAGAGCTGGTAGCGGCTCACGGCAAACGTGGCCTCGTTCTCGCTGGTGTTGCCGGGATCCACAGAGAGGCCCGGGATGCCCTTGGAGACACAGCGGAGGAACGCCTTGCAGCCTTCGGTCTTGGTGGAGCCGTCGGCCTGCTTCACGTCCTGAGCCCAGCGGATCTCGATGGTCTTGCTCTCGAGCTTCATCATGTTCCGCAGGCCGAGGTCAATGCCGATCTTGGTGATGGACGCCTCCATAGCCTCGATCTGGCCGAGGATGGGGGCGGTGTAGGTTCCCATAGCCTTGAAGTCAGCGGTCACAGGAGTGACGGCCGGCAGCGAGATGGTCACGTCTTTGGCGACGAGGGTGCCGCCGATGTAGACGGTGTCGGCGAGGATGGGGCCCTTCAGGTCGAGCCACAGGTTTGCCATTACTCGTCACCTCCTTCGTAGTAGACGGAGAAGCCCGCGTCGGTGTAGGCGACGTAGACGCTCGCAGACTTGAGGGGCGGGGTCGGGGTGACGGCGATGTCCCAGCGGAAGTCGCCATTCATCACGTCGGTGGTGCTGTTCTCGCTCTCGAGGAACAGGATCACAGGGGAGCCGAGCAGCGCGCCCATGCTGACATAGCCGTCGAGCTTCTCCTGCTCGCGGTTGATGATGCGATCCTTCAGCGCGCGGGTCATGGGCTCGTCGATCTCCGGGCTCCACTCGCGCTGGAAGTCGTTGGTGATGTGCATGAGCATCCGCATGGAGACGTCGAAGATCGCGCGGGGATCCACATTTGCGCCGTAGGTGTAGGCAGCCGTATGGTCGCCCCACAGTACCCACTCGCCGCCCCATGCCACGGCGGTGCTGATGCCGTTCTGCGTCAGCTCCTTGCCGGTCTGCTGGTCGAAGCCGCGGTTGTTGGCGTTGGCGCCGAAATACTGCTTGATGATGGGGATAGCCTTGTTGCCGCAGGTCTCCATCGGGACGCTGTTGTGGCTGAAGTCGGCGCGCATGAGCTCGACCACGGCCATCGTGCTCAGGTGGTACACGTTGCCGAGATTGTCCACGCCCTGCGGCCAGTAGACCTTGGAACGCTCGCCGGTGAAGGCGTTGGCCTTCTTCCATGCGATCGCCTTGGTGATCGTGTCGACCGCCTGCGCGGTGCTGTCCACGAGGGGCAGGTCGGCCACGACGAAGGCGTCCCAGTGGCCGTTGATCTTCTGGCTGGCCGTCAGCATAGCGTTATAGACGGCAGGGCTGTGGCTCCAGCCGGGGGCTGCGATCAGATTGCAGACCGCGAACTGCTCGGGATAGAGCAGCGCGATCGCGCTCAGGCCGCTGTACTCGCCGGAGGAGGTGACGCCGCCGATGATGTCGCTGTCCTCGACGCTGTCGTCCACCTCGTAGAAGGTGGCCGTCAGGTTGCCGGTGAGCTGCGCGTCGTCCTTCAGGCTGGTGATGATGACCGTGCCCTTGGTAAAGTTGTAGTCCACGGCGTAGTCAGAGCCCTCGACGTAGTTGCCGCTGGTCGCCTTTGCGATGGTCAGCGTGTCGAGGATGATCGTGCTGCTGGCGAACTCGGCACGGCCGCCGGTGAAGGCGAGGGTCTTGGTGGTGGCCTCCTCCTTGCGGTGCTTTCCCTCAGAGGGGTCGAGCACGTTGATGACGTAGATCGGGCCGATGTTCCCGAGGGTGTTGTTGAAATGTGCGTACATAACCTCGCACAGGGTAAAGGTGCCCCAGTCGGCCGCGTAGCCGAGCTTCTTCTGCGCGTCGACCAGACTGGTGATCTTGATCGGCGCGTTGATGACGCCGGCTTTGCCGAAGCCGCGCACGAGGTTGACGGGTGCCGTGCCGATATAGACCGGCGTGGTGCCCGCCTGCACGGCGCTCTGTGCCACGGTTTCGCCGATGTGGCCGTAGGCGCCGTAGAGGTATTCGTTTGCCATCTGCTTATCCTCCTTTGCATGAAATTAGGGCAGCCACAGGGCCGCCCTTAAAGCAGGTGTTGGTAGCTTTCCGGGTTGCGGGTCAGCGCCTCCTCGACGGAGAACTCAGCCCACGCAAACCAGTACGGGTAAAAGTCGGGGACGGCGTCTTGCTCGGCGACGGGGCCGAAGGAGATGCCTTCCTCTTTGATGACGCGGAGGTCGCCGAGGTACTCGGCGTTTTCGATCCGTCGGAGGGCTGTGTCCACAAAATTCCATGCGTCACGCCAGCCCTCTCCGTTCTTCACGAAGTAGGCCGCCGCGGCCTCGTTGTATTGCTGGACGTAGGAGCCGCTGCCGTCGCCTTTCGGCTTGTAAATGTCGGGCCCGTGATAGCCGGGATCCCACGCCGAAAAGAGGAGCCGGATCTTGACGCTGCGGGCACTTCGGATCAGGCGGTCGTCGCCCTGAACGAGCTGCACGCAGACCGACGGGATCGGTGCGGCGATGTTCGGCGGCGTCCTGTCCTTTGAGGGAACGAAAAGCGAGAAGGCGGCCGGGTTGACCAGCTTGTAGGGGTAGGAGGCGTCTGTGGCCTTATCGTCCGGGAGCTTCAGCTTGACCAGAGGGCAGACCTCAGCGGTCAGCCAGTCCCGGACGGTTTCGATGCTGTTGACGATGGACATGGCGGCACCTCCTACATGGTGACTGTCTGGCCGAGGGCCACGGTGGCGATCCCCATGTCCTCGCTCCAGTCGTTGACGATGTACTCGCGGCCGTCGACGTTGAGCCCTTCGCCCGCCGGGCGCCGAGCAGGCAGATCCTCGACCGCCGCGTAAAGCAGCAGAGAGGACTCCGCGACGCTCAGCTCTTGCCCCCCTTGGCGTTCCTTCAGGGCGTTGTCGTCCAGCACGGCAGCGATGGCCCGGCCTTCGACGGTGTGCTTCTCACCGAACTCGTCGAGATTGAGAAACGTGCGCCGGCGGTCGGCCTCGACCATCGCCTTGAAGCTGAAGGCCATCAGACAGGATCGGCGGCGCCGATCTGAGGGGGCTCCTCGTCGTCGGTGCCGTCATCGGGCTGCTCGGCCTTGGCGGCCTCGATGGCAGCGATGACGTCGGCCTTCTTGCGCATGGCAGAGGCGTCCACGCCATAGCGCGCGGCCACTTCCTTCAGCTCGTCGAGTTTCATGTCCTCGTCGTACTCAGGGGCCTCGTCGGCCGCGGTGTTGGTGCTGGCAGGCTCGTCGGCGTCGTCGCCGGGAGTAGGTGCGGTCTGCTCGCCAGTCTCGCCCTGCTCGCCGATGTACTTGGCGACGCCTTCCTTCACCAGACGAGCCTCCAGCTCGTCGTCGAACTTCTGAGGGCCGTCTGCTTCAGTGATGGGGATCACCTTGCGGCCGTTATAGTAGCCGAAGGTGCCCTTGATAATCTGGATCATGCTCTGCTCCTTTCTGCTGCGTTCAGTCCGTCAGGACGTCCGCAACGATGAACGGGTTCTTGTTGTTGGGGATCATCAGCGGGCGGCTGGAGATGGTCAGCGTGCGGCTGTTGCCTTCGGCGCTGCTCACATACTTCGGCACGCGGCGGCCGGCGTAGGTGTGGAACTCGCCGTCGCTCTGCTCGACCTGAGATACGGCGCCGTAGGCGGTGCGGCCAGCGCCGGGAGCGGTGAGGACGCACTTGCCGGACGGGATGTAGAGCTTGTCGTTGCCCTCGTCGTCGGTATAGGTCAGGTCGTAGGAGATGACGCTGATGATGCGGCCGAGGACGTTCAGGCGGGCCACGATGGCAGCGCCGTCAGGCAGCAGCTCGGGCTCCACGTTGCCGATCTCGATGCGGCGGTTGTCGAGGAGCTTCTGCACGGCCGCGTCGTTGATGATGGTGTCAGCCACGTCCGGTGAGCAGACCAGATCAGAGGCGCGGAGGCCGCGCTTGGTCAGCATACGGATCATGGCCTCCAGATCCTTCAGGATCTTGCCGCCGGTGGCGTCCCACTTGGCCGTCGGGGTGTAGGTTGCGGGGTTGCTGGCCTCGGAGTAGAAACGGATCTCCATCTCGTCAGCCTTGTCGACGTCGTCGGCGATGTGCTTCATCACGCAGCCGTTGGTCAGCATGGTCTCGGCGGCCATCGCTTCTTCGCGGTTGGTGATGAGCTCGCCCAGCTCGTCAGCGTCGCGCAGGATGAGGGTCTGCTGGCGCTGCTCAGGGGTGAGCTGAGAGTAGAGGGCCTCGCCGAAGCCACGCTTGCGCAGCTCGTCGAGGGTCAGGACGCGACGGGGAGCCACGAAGGGCGGGGTGTAGCGTTCCATATTGTAGCCGGCACGCAGGACGGTGACGCCGCCCTTGCGAGGGGCCACGAAGGGCGCCAGCTTTTTGCTGCCGTCACGGAACTCGACGAGCACGTCGTCGGTGGCGAAGATGTCGCTCGCGTCGTTGGTGGGGAAATAGCGGTCACGCAGGAAGGTCGCGGCAGGGGTGAGCTGCTGCACGGCCATGAGCAGCGTGTGGGTGTCGTAGAAGTTAAAAGGCATTTTGTTGTCCTCCTTCTCTTAGTATTCGATGGCGTCGGAGAGCAGGATGCCGGCCTTGCGCAGCTCCTCCTCGTCGGTCGCCTTCAGAGTGTAGCCGCTTGCGACGGCCAGCTTGTTGCGGGCGAAGTGGCCGGTGCGGTAGGCCAGCACGGTCACGTCCGCGGTGGTGCCGACTTCCACGTCCTCGGCGAGGATGCAGTTGGCGGTCAGGGTTTCGTTGGTGGTCGCGGTGGAGCCGAGGATCACCAGCTTGCCGTCGCCGGCGGTGCCGGCAGACAGGGCCAGCACGGTGCCGCGCTTATAGGTGGCCGCGGCGGTGGCCTCCTTGCGGATGGTCACGGTGAGCACGTCAGCGACGGGCTCGTTGGCAACGATCAGGCCGTCATAGCCGACGCTGCCGAGGTTTTCGTCCAGTCTCTTGCTCATTACTTCTTACCTCCGTTCTGAGACTTGGTGGAGTTGTAGAGGCCGACGATGGCGTCCACCTTTGCCTTGTCGTCGCTTTCGCTGCCTTCTTCGCCGCCGTTAGGGGCAGCGCCGACGCCGGCAGCGCCGGACTCGTCGTTGTCAGCCTTGGCGTCCTTCAGGTGCTTGGCACCGAGGGCCGCCTGCTTCTGCATAGCCTTGAGCGCGAGCTGCTCAGCGGTGCAGGGGGTCTCGCCGTACTTGGCGTCCCTGACGAGCTGCGCGTCGCCCACACTTGCGGCGATGCTGTCGATGGCCTCGATGCGGGCGCGCTCCTGCGTTCTGGCAGTTTCGGCCGCCTGCTGCTCGATCTGAGCCACGACGTCGGGGTGCTGTGCTCTCATTTCTTCGAGGGTCATGGTCTTGTTGTCCTCCTTCTTGGGGCCGTCGTTCTTGGCGGCCGCGTGTTTATTTCCAGCCGCAGGGGCGGCGTGGATGCTGTTGTCGATGGGGATCGTCCCCGGGATGTGCCTGAAGCCCTTGACGTCGTGCCGGATGCCGGCGACGAGGAGCACCTTCTTGTCGGCGCTCAGGGTGACGTCGGGGCCTTCGTCCGTGAGCAGGGTGTCGGCAAAGCCGTTGTCAATGGCCTCCTGCCCGACCATCCACGTCTCGCGGGTCATCATGCTGCGGAGCTGGTCGACCTCGATGCCGGTCTTGGCGTGGTAGATCTCCGCGATGGCCCGCTCGCTCGCGTCGAAGTCCTTCTGGAGCTTCTTCAGGTCTGCGAGGGTGTAGTAGTCGTAGAGCAGCCCGGCGACGCCGTGGATCATCACCATGCTGCCGGGATAGACCTGCACCTCGTCGCCTGCACAGGCGATGACGCTGGCCGCGCTGGCTGCGATGCCTTCCACGACGACGACCTTGTGGCCGGTCAGGCCCTTGATGGCGTTGTGGATGGCGATGCCGGTGTAGAGGTCGCCGCCGCAGCTATTGATCTTGATGGTGATGTTGCTCTTGCCCTTGACGGCCGCGAGATCCTCCATGAAGCTCTCGGGCGCGATGTAGAGGCCGGGCTCGGGCTCGCCCGTCCACCAGTCCACAGGCTGACGGCTCACGACGTCGCCGTAGAGGGTGATCTCGCCCTCGTCGTCGCCGGTGCTGGCGACGTTCCAGAACTTGATCGGCGTGCCCGCAGTCTGAGGCCCGGCACAGAGCCGGGGAGTGTTATGCGTTCTCATGCTTGTCTCCTTCCTTGATGCTTTTGATGGCCTCGGCGACGATTGCCTCCCGCAGAGCTGCGGAGATCGTGCCGCTGGCCGCTGTGCTCTGGTCGACCTGCCCCTGCGCTGCGCGCAGTTTCTCGTTTTCCCGAGCGAGCTGGTCGACGTTGGCGTCCCACTGGCCGCCGTTGAGTCGGATGGTCGCCTGTTCTCTGGTCGTGATGCCTTCGCCGATGGCGAGGATCTCGGCCGTGATCTCCTTCGTCGGGTCGAGCTGTCCCTGAGAGGGGCCGATCCACTCGGCGCCGAGGTATGCGGCGCGGATTGCCGGGTCTGCGAAGAAGCCCGGGGCGCTGATGCGGCCGCGGGCGACGGCTTCAGAGAGCCAGATCTCATAGACCGGCGTGCAGAAGTCATCGACAAACCACTTGCGTCTCATGCGGAACGCCTTCCACGCCTCCATCAGGGCGGCACGGCTGGCGCTGTACGAGCTGTTGAAGCTCTTGAGCAGCAGATCGGCCGGGATCTCGAGCGCGGCGCCCACCTGTTCGCAGATGGCGCGCAGGAAGGTGTTGAAGCCGCTGGCCGGCCGCTTGGGGTCTGCAAAGGTCACGTCCTCGCCGGGCTCCATGATGTTGATCTGGCCGGGGCCCATCTCGTACTCGTTAGGATCTCGGCTCACCTCCGGCAGGCTGCTCCCGACCTCGTTGAACGGGTTGTCGCCGGCGCCTGCCTCGGTCTTGATGAAGGCCGTGAAAAACGACTCGACGACCGCCGCAGTCAGCTCACTCTCGGTGTAGCGGCGAAGCTGGAGCAGGGGCTCGATGACCTGTGCGAGATAGCTGACGCCGCGGTATTGATCCGGGCGCTCGCTCTCCATGACGTGCAGGATGTTCGGCAGGCCAGTCCGCTCACCGTATGCCTGAACGCGGGCCCACGTTGTCGTCGTGCTGCCGAGCTCGAAGGGGTAGGTGCTGCGGATGTGGTACGCCTCGATCTGGCCGTCACCGTTCACCTCGACGCCGTCGTAGATGGTGTTGCCGTTGGCCGCCTTGCCGGTGGTCAGCAGCATCGGGGTGATGATGCCGGAGGTCGTCGGTGTGGCGACTCGGTCGGCCTCGATCAGGTGAAGGCGCAGCGAGTAGGGCGTGAGCGGCGTCGGCTCGTACTGCTTCACGACGGCGAACACGTCGCCGCTGACCAGCCACGAGGAGAGCGCGAGCTGCTGCATGGCTGCGAAGTTGTTGACGCCGGTGGCGTCGCACGCCCTTTTGTTCTCCGACCAGAGGGCGAACTCCCGCTCGGCCTGAGCCTGCCATGCGTCCGCGGCCTCCTGCGTCATGCCGAGCGCCTCGCGGTCGATCCGGCTCTTGAGCTGGAGGCCGATGCCGACGACGTTGGTGCGGTTGGTGCGGATGGCAGAGGTGGCGATCGGTGCCGCCATGTAAAGCATCCGGGCACGCTGCCGCAGGGTGTAGTTGTTGGCGTCGATGTCCTCCTTCGGGCTGCCGCTCATAGCTCTGAAGCCCTTGGTCGCCTTCTTGTGCCAGCTCGCGCCGGCGTCGCCGTAGCCCTTATTCACAGGGCGCGGCTGCTGCCGCCTGTTTTGTGGGCGGCTTCTGCTTTTTCTTTTGCTGATGGTGCTCACCTCCTTCATGGTGAAGATGGCCGGGCCGGGAGAAAAGGAGCGAAAACTCCCGGCGTCGGCCTATGAAAAAAGCCCCTTTCGGGGCTTCTTTCACCAGTCTCGGGGCACTACTCCCACAGCTTTTCGCGGCTTCTCGCCGTTCAGTGCGGCCTCGAGGGCTTCGATGTCTGCCTCGAGCTGTTTGATGGCGGCCCGGATGGATCCGAGGTCGGTGTTGTAGCGGGCCAGATTGCGCGAGCCGATACCGTAGCTCTGGACGCCTCCGTCCAGCATCTCGGCCTCTCGCTTCAGGTAGAGCTCCAGCCGGTTCCTCTTGATGGAGAGCTGGTACTCGATTTGTTCGCGGGTCTTTCTCATTGTGGTGTGTCCTCCTTACCAGTCGTCGAAGGCGTCGGCCCGGTTGTGCCGTGGCCGCTGCCGTCGCTGCTGCGGGGCCTTCGGCTTTTCCTCCAGCCCTTGCAGGCGGCGCTCGATGGCGTCCATGTCGGGGTTGATGATCTTGAGGCCGGCGTTGGCGTAGTCGCGGCAGTCGAGGGCCTCGTTGCGGTTGTGGCCGGGCAGCTTCTCCCACGCCCAGCGGTCGCCGCGGCGTGTGTGCGTGAGCACCAGCTTCTCAGAGAGGAGCCCGTTGAAGAAATTGATGTCATAACCGGCGTCGGGGTGCCGGTTGAAATGGCAATATTTCGGCCCGGGCTCCTGCACCTTCAGATTAGCCATGATCGTCGCCTTGCCGGCGTCGACGCCGATGGTGTAGAGCCAGCAGGTGATCCGCTTGTTGTCGCGGATCGGCACCTTGCTCGGAGGCGAGACGAAGGGGATGCCGTCGCCGCCCTTGCCCTTGATGGCAAAGACGCGCTTGCCGACGCGGGCCCGGCACGCCTCATAGACCTCTTGGGTGAAGTGGCCGCCGGAGTCGACGCAGGTGATGGAGATCTTCAGACCGCGGCCGTTTTTGAACTTGTAGACGTGGTCGACCACGTCGTCGAGCCGTTGCCATACCTCCGGGGTGTCTGGTCGGCCCATGATGTAGCCCTTGACGATGCCCCACGTCTCGCCGTACTTCCCGTGACCGACCACCTCGTATTCGAGGCGGTTGTCCTGAGTGTCGACGCCGCAGGTCAGCACGAGCACGCCGTCAGGCAGCTCCACAGGGGTGCCGTCCGGGCGGGTGCCGTAGTCCTCGCGGCGGGCGAGCATGGTGTCCTCGTCCTCGAGGTCGCCGCGATCTTCCCACAGTTGGCCGAGCAGGGTGTTGTAGACGACCTTGAGGCGCTGCGGGTCATCCTTGGCGTCGAGGAACTTGAGGACGATCTTCTCCCACGGAGTCCACGGGCTCGAGAAGGCATTGAGCCAAAAAGAACGGACGCCCTTCTTGTAGGCGTCCGGGTTGTCGGCGATCCACTTGGCCGGCTGCTTTCGCATGATGTCCTCGGGGATCAGGCAGCCGCAGGCCGGGCAGCTCCACGAGACGCCGCTCTTGAGGCTCCACGACTTTTTCCCGCGGATCCGCTTGACCTCCGGGTCGAAATGGATATTGTCGAACACGATCTCGCTGTATTCCCCGCACTCGGGGCAGCGGTGGCACCAGCGTTCCTGCGTGCCTTGGTAAAAACTCGTCTCGATGTTGCTGTTACCCTTGATGGTCGGGGTCGAGACCTCGACCGCCTTGGCGTTGTAGAATGTGGCCTGACGTGCTTCAGCCAGCGCCCACGGGTCGCCCTCGGTGCCGGCACTGGTCGCCCAGCGGTCGCGCTCGTCGCCGATGATATAGCGGGCAGGCGTGGAGGCCAGAGCCGAGGCGCTGTTGGAGCCAGTCAGGGTGAGCATCCCGCCCGGGAACGACTTCTGGAGGATTGTGTTGCCGCTGTCCTTGGCCTTGACGTCGTGCACCTTCGCCTTCAGGGGCTTGCTGTCGCGGATCATGGGGGCCACGCGGAGGCGGCTGAACTTTCGGGCGTCGTCGATGGTCGGGTGGACGTAGAGGATGCTGCCGGGGTCTTGGTCGATGATGTAGCCGATGATGTTGAGCTCGAGCTCGGACTTGCCGACCTGAGAGGCGGCCACCATGACTATTTTGTGCACCTTCGGATCCGTAAAGGCCCGCATGGGCTCCTCGAGGTACGGGGTGCGCTTGGTACGCCACGGGCCGGCCTCGGCCGAGCTTTCCGGGGAGAGGCGGCGGTGCTTGTCGGCCCACTCGTCCACGGTCAGACTCTCAGGCGGGGCGAAGCGTTTGACCGCTCCGGCGATGGCGGTATTGAGCTTCGCGGCGGCTTTTTTAGTCGTCCGCGTCATCGGCGAGCTGCTCGCTCCAGCCTTCCCGATCCCTTACTCGCCGAGCATACACCTCGGGATCGTATTTATAGCCGGCCAGCTCCGTCAGGATCTTGTAGACCTCTGTACGGATGATCTCGGACGCCTCGGCGGGTGTTGCTGCGCCGGTGACGTCGACGGCCAGACGGCCCGGCAGGGCCACGAGCATCGACCTGATGTTGTAGACGAGGTCGGTCATCACAGCCTCGACGTCCTCGCTGCGGTGCATGGTGCCCTCGAGCTCGCTGAGCTGGAGGGCGGCGATGTCTGCCTTGCTGCGCTTGAGGTCGGCCTCAGCCTCCAGACGCCGGCCCTCGATCTCGCTGTCCTTCTTCGACGGCTCCCGGCCGTTGGCCTTGGCCGTCAGGTATCGGATGTACCTCTGGATCGTCGGCAGAAGGTCGTAGCGGTTGGCGTTGCCTTCCTTGACCGCGGCGATGACGCCATCCTTGGTGAGCTGCTGCACTCGGCGGGGCGTCATGTCGAACAGGGCCGCGATGGTCTTGCTGTCGACGAGCTTGTTGTTGGTTGGGTTCGGCATGGCGTTCCCTCCTTTCTGCCGCTCGGGCGAAACGAAACGGCCCGAAAAAAATTTTCCCCGGCTGCGCGTTTTTTGGGCTCGCCAGCACCGCAGGCCAGAGCGGGCCGTCACAGTACCTTCGGCGCGTCGCTGCGCGCGTGGAGGCGTCTGTGAGGCGCTGTGCTGCGCTCTGCGCGCGTCTGGTGGTGTTGGCCGGGCTCGGTGTCGGGCGCCGTGGTGTTGTGCCCTGTGGGCCGCTGTGGGCTATTTCCCGAGGGCTCGGTCGAGGTTGTGCTGGAGGCGCTTGGCCGTCTCCTCTTGGAGTCGGGTCATTATCTTCTCATTGGTGCGCTCGCTGGTTATCATGGAGGGCACCGAGATGGTGGTGAACTTCTTGATGTCGGTGCGCGTCCTGCTCATTCGCTGGAATGGAATGGCGCTGACGCCGCCGGCCTTGGTGTTGCCCGTCCCCATGAGGATATTGTGCGATCGCTCGGAGTACGGGCCGCCCGGGGTGCGGGTGTTCAGGTAGCGGCCGATGACCTTCTTCTGCCCCTTGACCACCTGCATCCGCAGCGTGTAGCTCTTGCCCGGCGGTGCGGTCTTGGGCGTCATGCCGAAGTGCACGGGAGTGAGCAACCGGCCGGAATAGGTGATGGTCAGCTCCTCGATGGTCTCACCTGAGACGCTGACGCTGCCCGCCATCTTCTTCGGCTTGCTGCTGTTCTTGCCGGACGGGGTGATCTCGCCCTTCTTGATGTTGTAGACCGATGTGACTTCCTGAGCGATCCAGCTCGGCGCTCTGGCCTTGACGTCTCGGACGGTGGCCTTCACGGCCTTGCGGCCCTGCTCGTCGATCTGCGCGACGGTGTCCATGAGCTTTTGGAAGTTTTCGACCTGCATGGTGATGGTTGCCTTTGCCGTTGTTGTCACCTCCTGAATATGCAAAAAGAGACCGGCGGGCGTTGGTTCGCCCGTCGGCCTCTTGCCGTCGGTTGTTATTTGGTTTTCCTCTGGTCAGCCGCTCGGAATTGTCACGGCGTTGCCCGTGTGTCCGGCGGTCTTTTGCAGGATATAGAATAGCACGGGTCGCTACTGCTTTTCAATTCCTTTTACTTCCCTTTTGTTCCTTTTACTGCGTTTTACTGCCGCAGTTCAGGCAGGGGCTCCAGCTCGTCCAGCACGGCGGCGAGGTTGAGCAGGGCGCGGCCGTGGATCTTGTATGTCCTGTTCTGGTAGGCGTCCACTCTGTCGATGTAGTCCCTCCGATCACCGAACAGGACGCCGCAGGTGCTCTCCCAGTCGGCCCGGTCGAAGTAGCGCAGCCGGATGACGGCGCGCTCGTCGGGGTCGGAGAGCTGGAGGATCAGGCCCTCGATGGCGTTGCGTTCCTGCTTCTCCTCGGCCTTGAGCCGGTCGATCTGTTCCTCGAGCTCCATTTTCCGCTCCACCATCATGCCGGTGCGGTCGGATGGTGTGCCAGATCCGCGGGGCATACCTGTCAGATCAGGGCCGGGCGGGGAGGCCATCGTCATCTCCATGCGGTCGAGGCGCTCGAGCTGGTTGTCGATGTCCCTCAGCATGGCGGTGTAGGCTGCGAGCCTGTCCTTGATCCGTTGTGTGATCGGCTTCTCGCTCATTATGTCAGGGCGTCACTCCTGCTCACCTCCTTCCTCGTCAGGCTCGAAGATCGCGGCGATCTCCTCGCGCGGTAGCTCTCGGCCTTGACGGACGCAGCGCACGGTTGTCTTTCCTGTTATTCTGATGTACCTCTTGACGATCACGTCCGTGAAGGCGGGTGTCAGCTCCATGATGTAGGAGGGCTGCCCGTATGCCTCGCAGGCGGCCAGCGTCGTGCCGGAGCCGCCGAAGGGATCATAGACGCCCGTGGCGAAGTCCGTGTTGTCGACCAGCTTCTCCAGCAGCTCGACGGGCTTCTGCGTGGGGTGCAGCTCGTTCCCGGAGCGGGAGATGCTCAGGACGTTGCCGTAGCCCTTGTGGCCGTCGAAGTGCGTGGCAGCCTTGGCACCGAACAGAATGAGCTCATGCTGCGAGCGCCAGCCGACGCCCATGCCCGGCGTGCCCTTGTCCCATACAATCTCAGACTTGACGCCGAAGCCGGCCGCCTCGACGAGGTCGAACAGATATACCCACATACGCCAGTCGGTGAAGATGTAGGCGTAGAGGCAGGGGATGTCGGTGAGCGCGCCGCGGATCAGGTTTTGGTAGCCGCGCGTGCTGAGGATGTCGTTGGCGATCTTCGGGGCCTTGCCGTTCTTTCGCTCAGTGCCGATGCTGCCGGTCGACTTCTGCGACTCCTTGCTGCCGCCCGAGCAGTAGGGCGGGTCGGTCAGCAGGATCTCGGGCTTGTTGCCGTCGAGCAGTAGGGCGCGATCCTCCGGCCGGGTGCAGTCTCCGCAGAGGACGCGGTGCCGGCCGAGGATCCAGAGGTCGCCGTACTGCGTGACCGGCGCGGCCGGGGCCGGGATCTCGGCGTCGGGGTCGTCGCTCGGCTCTTTGGTGTGCAGCGCCTCAGAGAGGGCCGTCACGATGTTGCCGTAGTCGTCCTCGGTGTAGCCGCTGAGCATGAACGGGATCTCGCCGGTGTCGATGTCGGCGAAAACCTCGGCGAGCATCTTGTTGTCGGTGGTGGCGAGCTCCGCGATGCGGTTGTCGGCCGTCAGATCGGCCAGCTCCTCGGCCTCGCTGGCGTAGTCCTGATAGTCGACCGGGGCGTCGGTCAGATCGTCGAGCTGCGCGGCCATGAGGCGGCCGTGGCCCTTGGTGACGAGCCCGCTGCGCTTGCTGACGGTGATTGGAGCGCGCCAGCCGGTCGCCCGGATGATAGAGGCGAGGAGCTTGATCTGCTCCGGCGGGTGCTGGTTGGGGTTCTTGGGGTTAGGCCGCAGATCCTTCAGCGGGACGATGGCGTCGTGTGCGCAGAACACGGGGACGCTGCCGGCGTATGCCTTCGGCGTGGCCGTGGTGCTGTACTCCTCGATCTCGGGGCCGGTCTGCGGCTGCGGTTTGTCTTTTGCCATGTGGTTCCTCCTTTCAGCCGCGGTGAGATGCCTCCGCTGCTGTGGTTGCGTCGAGGCGCTTCTTCAGGCGCTCCAGCTTGTACTCCTCGGCCTCGGCCGTGCTGCGGCCGAAGATGATGCGAAGCTGGTCGAGCATGATCTGGACGTCTGCCATCTCCTCGACCGCGTTCTCGAGTGCAGCCTTCGCCTCTGCGGCGCAGCTCACGCGCTTCACCTTGCAGAGGGCTTTAGTCAGCTCGGCCATCTCCTCGACGGCCATGTCCATTTGTGCCGGCGCGCCGTAGGTCGTGATCGCACGATCCAGCAGGGCCCGGCGCTCCTCCGTGGTTATCACGGGCGGCCTCCCTTCGTCAACTCTCTGACCAGTATGACCACGAGCACGATCACGATGATGGCGAGGGTGATGGCGGTCGGGATCCAGATCGGGGCCAGTACCCACAGCCAGCTCCAGTTGATGACGCCGGTGAGCTTCAGGACGATGAAGGCGACGGCGAGAAGGCCGCAGAAGCCGATCCCGCCGGCCGTCGTGTTGTTTCTTTCGTTGTTCATGTATTACCTCCAGTATTATTTGCCGAGCCCCTTCAGTGCGCAGGCTGTGCAGGCGGTTCGGACGTCGGGCTCCAGTGCGAGGATCCGGCGGGCCGTGTCTGTCTGCCAGCACTCAGCGCCACAGACGGGGCAGGTGGTGAGCTGCCAGTCGTCCGTCGGAGGCTCCGGGACGTTATCACGCAGCGGCATGGTGAGGATCCCGCCGTCTCCGGGCTGGTGGGGCGAGAGGACAGGCTCGGGCTCGTCGGGGATCATGGCGTCGAGGAGCTCGTTGTACTTTTTGAATATGGCCTCCGACGCTGTGCTCCAGCTCTCGCCGTGCTCCGTGTCCTCCGGGGTTGCAACGTGGGCCAGCTCGTGCGCCAGCAGCTCAGGGGCGGCGCTGATGGGCGCCTCGGCCGAGATGCAGACGATCGGCGTGCTGCCGTCGTCGGGAAAGATGGTCAGGCCGTAGGCGGTGCCGTTGGTCTCGTCCCGCAGGTCGGGGACGTACTGCGCGACGTACTCGACGCCGGGGTAGAGCTCAGAGAAGGCCCGGGCCACGATGGCCGTCGGGTCGTTGATGAAGGGCGAGGCCATCGGGCCGATCTTCTCGTACTGCTTCAGTGTCGTGTAGGTCTCGCGCAGCATGGCCCGCACTTCGTCCTTCTTGATGCCGTTGATGGTGGGCCCGTTCAGGATCAGGTCGAGCATCCTGTCGCTCCAGTCCTGCATCAGGTGGGTCTCCGGCATACCGCAGCCGAAGGGCACGACGTCGACCTTCTCACGGGTGAGGGTTTCGTATTCTTTCACGGTGCTGCTCCTTTCAGAAAAGCCGAGCGGGCCGGAGCCCGCCCGGCGCTCCATTTACTGCATGACGACGACCTTGCCGGCGTCGATCAGATCGCCCATGTTCTTCAGGAAGTAGTCGGCGATGTTCTTCTTGGCCTCGGGCTTCCAGATGCCGCCGTCAGCCTCGAAGAAGCCGATCCCCTCGTCGGGATCCACGCGCAGCAGGAACTCGCTCTCGGGCTGCTCCACCTCGAGGAAGGTGCGGAACGGCCGCAGCATGACGCGAGGCTTGATCTCGACGACCGCGTTGAGGGCGACGCCCTGACGTGCCTCGACGGTCTGCGTGACGCCGTTGTCGTTGGTGCTGACGCTGTTCTCGTTGGTCATGCGACTCAGTAGGTCGAGCAGGTAGGCCGTGCCCTCGTTGGGGATGCAGAGGCTCCGCAGCTCGATCAGAGCTACCTCGCGTCCTCTGAAGCCGGTGCGCAGGCCCGGGGCGTCAGCCTTGGCACGGTAGAGCGTGTTGCGGGAGAAGTCGCTCAGGTAGGTGGTCATCACCTCGACGGTGTCGTTGCTCTTGACCTGCACCATGATGGTCGTGCCGACCTTCTCGAGCTCGGTGCGGATCAGCTTGCAGATGCTATCGAGGCCGCTGACGCTGATGCAGTCGGGGCGGTCGACGTGGGGCGGGATGCGGGTGAGGGATGCGTCGGCGTAGGTCTGGCCGTCGATCTCGAAGATCTTGGTCTCCTTCAGGCTGACGATTTTGTCGATCATTTTTGCGAGCATTGTGTTGTCCTCCTTGTTCTGTGTTGTGGGTTGTTATGCGTGCTGGACGAGCTTCAGGAGCTTCGGGGCCTCCTGCTGCGTGCCGTCCATGTTCATTTGGCCGGGCACCTGCGGCACCATCTCGGCGACGACGAGCTCGCCGTTGCCGTCAGAGGTGACATAGAGGGCCGTGGCGACGGGGTTGGTGGCTGCGAGCGTAGACTTGGCTGTCACGGAGACGCCGATGGTGCGGCGCTCGTCGTCCGGTGTCAGCTCGATGGTGAGGGTGATCTTGCGCTTGGCCGTGGCCTTCGTGTTGGGGTCGAGGATGTTCTGGATCACCTTGTCCATCTCGTAGTCGACGCGCTCCTCGAAGGCACCGCGAGCCATCGACATGATGCTGTCGCGCTGGTTCTGTTCGTTCATGGGGTTTCTCCTTTCTTTCCGTTGCCGGCCGTGCCATACTTCTCGAGCGTGTCCTTCATCGCTCCGGCGATGCACTCGGCCATGATGGTCGCGGTCTTGGTTTCGCTGTTCTTGGCAGCCTGTTCAATGGCTGCGCGGATCTCGTCGGGCTCGTAGCCCGTGTTCTCGTAGGCGGCGAGCTTCTGGACGAGCGCCTCCTTGGTGGCTGCGCTCCAGTAGCCCGTCTTAATGCCGTTGACTCTCTCGTGGGTCAGGCGTTCCATGCTGGCCCTCCTCTCAGGTGGCCGATCCGAGCGTCATCTGCTCGGCCTCGGTCGGGTTATCTGCGTAGGCTGCGGCCGTCTGGCCCGTGGGGCCCGAAGGCTCCGCTCTGGCCCATACGGCCTCAGTGGCGTCCGAGCGGGTGGCCTTGCGGCGGCCGACCGTTGTGAGGATCCCGATCTCCTTCAGCTCCGTGAGCCGCGGGGCGACGTAGTTGCGGTTGAAGTACGGGATCCGGCCGGCTGCGACGAGCTCCTCGGTGATCTCGCTGGCCGTGAGCTCACGGTTGCCGAGGGTCTCGAGGATCAGGCGGCAGCGAGCGGCCCGCTTTGGGAGTACGGCGTCATAGCTGCGGCGCCGGGTCTCTTTGGTTGTCTGGTTCATGCGTTTCCTCCTTTCCGGCCAGCTCGACGCTGTCGGCTGGCACGTCCTTGACTTCAGGCGTCGGCGCTTCGTTGCCCCACACGTCCCATCCCGGGGCGGCTTCTCGGGCGAAAAGCTCGATACGGGGCAGGTCTCCCATCAGCTCGACGATCTTGTCGCGCACTTCGGCGGGCTTCTGGCTGTGCCTGCGCAGCGGCGAGAATACGAGCTGACCGACGCCGGCGCTGATGCGCTTCGGCTTGCCTTTGATAGCGATCAGACAGGGCTCGGTATTACCTCGAGTCCAGCGGCCGAGGCCGAAAAAGTAGCCGTTTCCGCTGCGGTTCTGCTTGATCCACTGGAAGGCGATCGACTTGTATTTGAAGCCCCACGCCTCGATCAGGTCGAGGGCCTCCTGCATCTTCGGGTATGTGGCCCACATAAAGAGCACACAGTCGTCAGCAGCTATACCCCCCCGCAGGGTTGACGGGGAGCTGCTTCAGCTCGTTGATGCTCATGGTCGCGTACTGCGCGGCAGCCGCGCCCGAGCATCCGCTGTCGCTGTAACTCCACGGCGGGTCGGCGTAGATGATGCTGTATTTCTTATCCGGGAACGGGATCACGTTGTTGCCTCCTTTCCGAGCACTCCCGACTCGATGCCGTGCAGGAACTTGATGAAGCCGGCCGTCGCCGGCACCTCGTAGCGGGAGAGCTCTGCGTGCGTCATGTACTTGCGGCCGTAGATCTCGGCCATATCACGCCAGACGGGCCACGGCACGCGGTAGAAGTCCGTCAGGCTCACGGAGACGAGCACGAAGGCGACGGCGCCGAGTTTGTGATGGGCCTCGAGGTCGTCCTGCTGCTCTTGGGTGAGCCGGCGCTGCTCGATGCGCTCGTCGTCGGTGTGCTTGGCCTCGAAGTAGATGCTCCGGCCGCCCTTCAGGGTGCCGCCATAGTCCGGCTGGGCCTGCTTGGTGTAGCAGGCGAGAAACTGGCCCTTGCGGTTCTTGGCGCCGAGGGGCTTCATGGGCTCCGGCGTCTTTTCGATCTTGGCGAGGCCGCGGCTGAGGTAGTAGTCGCACGAGGCCGAGATGATATTCTCGAAGTAGCCGCCGGCGACTCTGGCCTGCTTGCCGCGGATCTGCGCCATCATGTGTTTTTCGGCTGCGTAGGGCGTCGGGTCGTTGTAGCCCTCCGCGTTCTTTCTCGGGTCGTACTTCGTCACGGCGTTCAGCCTCCGATCTCGATGTGGACGCCCGGATCGGAGATCAGGCGGTCGGCGAGTGTGAGGATGGTGGCGCCGTCGAGGTGAACGTGGATGGAGCCGCCGCGGGCAGGCAGGTGGATCGTCACGCTGCCGATGTCAGGCTCGTCCTCCTCGTCGCTTTCGGGCTCCTCGTCAGGCTTCAGCTCGCTGATGGCCTCGAAGCCGTTGCGGACGGGGATGCCGTGCGCCTTGGCGAGCTCGATCTCTGCGGCCATGCCGGCCGAAGGGTGGTCAATGCCGAAGGCCCACAGCTCGGAGCAGCCGAGCACCAGCTCGCTGCCGATCTTCAGGGCCAGCTCACGCTCCTCGTGGACGTTGTCGTCCATGAACTGCGTGAGATAGATGTGCGGCGTGACAGGGATGACGCCCTTCTGCACAGCCGCGCGGCTGTACTCCTTGGCGCGCTGGATGTTGTTCTCGTAGTCCCCGCGGCACGGGGAGCAGATGTAAACCTTTTTCATGTTGTTCCTCCTATCGTGAGCGCCAGCTCTGGCCGGTGAGGGTGATGCCCCTGCACATTTCCATGAGCCGGTCGATGGTGGCCCGGGCCGTCATGCTGTCGTGGCTTTCTCGCGGCGTCATGCGGTCGATCAGGGCCTCGGTGTCGTAGTTGGTGGTCACTATGGTCGGCAGGTATGCCTCATAGCGGCCGTTGATGATGTTGTAGACCGTGGAGATCGCCCACTCGGTCGGTGGCTCCTTGCCGATGTCGTCGATCACGAGGAGTGGGACGGTCTTGTAGATCTTCAGGACGTCGCTCTCGCTGCCGCCGGTCGTGGAGTAGGTGCGCTTGATGCGCTCCAGCAGGTCGATCATCGTCATGCAGATGACCGGCTTGCCTTGCGCGATCAGGTGGTTGGCGATGGCAGCGGCGAGGTGGGTCTTGCCGGTGCCCGGCGGGCCCGCGATAAACAGGCCGTTGCGGCCGGGTTCCTGACGACCGGGCTGCGGCAGCATGGTGTCGAAGCCTTCGGCATAGCGCCGGGCGGCTGCCGCTGCTCGCTTGTTGTCGTCGGTGAGCTGGAAAGTGGAGAAGGTGCGCCGCAGGAAACGGTCGCCCATGCCGGACTCGCCGACGATGCGCTTGATGCGTTCCCGCATTTTCTTCTCCTCCTCAGCCTTGGCGGCTGCGGCCTCAGCAGCTTCGCGCTCTGCCTTCTCCTTCTCGTAGGCAGCCACAGCCTCGGGACAGGTGCATCGCTCGGCTCCGTAGGGAGGCCAGAGGATGCGGTCGCCGAGCGGGATGCCCTTGTGGTAGCGCAAGGCGCCGCAGAACTCGCAAGGAACGGGCTCAGGGACTCCGGGGCGGCCGGCGAGGCGCTCGTCGTTGCTCCAGATCCAGTTGCCGGGGTCACTCGTCATCGGCCGGCTTGAAGCCCTTGCCCCAGTCTCGGCCGGAGCTGTCGGGCTGCTCAGGATCTCGCTGATTTTCTGCACCTTCGTTCACCTCCTCGTTATCCCAGTAGCCGCCGTTGAGCCATGTGCTCGGGTTCGGTATGTAGCGCCCGTTCTCCCGGCGCCACTGGTCGCTCCGCTTCTGAGCGTCGACCGCCTGCATGATCCTCTCGTGGAGCTCAGCGGTGGGTTTGATCTTGTTCCACGCCTTCAGAGCGTACTGCTTGCCGGTCTTTTTCGGGTAGGCTTTCCAGAACTCGAGAAATCTGACCTCGACGAGCGACTTCGTGCCGCCGTCATTCCCCTCGTCAGAGGGGGAAGGGGGTGTATTACCTTCTCTTGTCTTATCTTCTCTACTCTGGTCTACTCTGCCTCCGGCTTTCTTGCGGCCGTTTGCCGGTCGTCCGTCGGTCGGCGTCGGGTCGGTCCGGCGAGGCGTCGGCAGACGCCGCAGCAGCAGCCCGGCGGCTGCGGGAACGCTCTTTCTCGGCTTGCCGCTGGTCGATCAGCTTGCCGACGTACTCGTACCAGTCGTGGATCTCGAGCGTCCCGTCCTCTTTTTCGTCGATCCAGCCCGCCCGGATCAGCGTTTTCGCCAGCTTTTCGGGGTCTCCGTCCCACTGAGCGGCCCGCGCGATCATGCGCGGCGTGATGTCCGAGAGGCTGCCGGTCGGGGCGTTGTCGAGGGCCCACAGCCAGAACGAGACGAGCAGCCCCATCATGTGCGGCGGCTCGACTTCGAGCTGGTCAGCAGCGTCGAACAGTTTGCGGTGATCCTTGAGTGTCTGATGCACTTGCAGCCATGCCACGGTCGTCACCTCCTTTCTGTGGTCGTTGGTTTGTGGCCTGTTTTTGGTCGTCTGCCGGTCGTCCGGCGGTCGGGTTAAAAGGGAAGGTCGCCATCGCCCTCGATCTCCGCGAAGTCGCTGGAGCCCTCAGAGTAGCCCGGATCGGCGAAGTCGCTGCCGGAGCTCTGGCCGCCGTCCTTCTTGCTGTCGCAGAAGTGAACGGAGTCGACCGTGATCTCGACGGCCTTGCGGCGGTTGCCGTCCTTGTCCTCGTAGCTGCGGCTGGTGAGCTCGCCCTCGACGAGGACGAGGCGGCCCTTGCTCAGGTACTTGCAGACGAACTCGGCCTGCGCGCGCCATGCGACGCACTCGATGAAGTTGGTGATCTTCTTGCCGTCCTTGGTCTTGCGGCCGGTGTCGCTGGCGAGGGTGAAGCTGGTGATCGCCGTGCCCTGCTGTGTGTATCTGAGCTCAGGGTCGGCGGTTAGACGGCCTTGGAGGCCGGTGTGGTTATACATTAGGCGTTTCCTCCTTGCTGGTTATGCTGTGCGGCCGCGTTGTCGAGGGACGTGCAGATCTCGTCGTACTCTTGGCGGGTCAGGGTGGCCGGATCCTGCTTTTTGTACTTTTCCACGATCCGGGCGTTGGTGCGCTCCTTGGTCATTCCTGCGGCCTCTGCCTTCTTGTAGAGGCGTGCGAGCTGCGCGTCGCTCAGGCGGCCGGAGCCCTGCCCCTGACGCCCCTGCGTGGCCTGCTGGCGGCCTCCAGCGCCGGATCCTTTGCCCTGCGCGCCGAAGTCACTGTTGTCGGGGTCGTCCTCACCTTGGTCGACGGTGAACTTCTCGAAAAGGTAGTATTTCAGGGCGTAGGTGTGGGCCGCGCCCTTGGCCTTGGCCGGGTCATCGTTCCAGCCGACGGCGTGGACGGTGGCCTCGATGGTCTCGTCGTCGTTGTCGAGGTTCAGCCAGCGGATCGTCAGGTCGGCCTCGTAGAGGAACATGAGCTTGTCGCCGTTGCGGGTCTTGGTCTGCATGGTGATCCAGTAGACCGGGTCGCCGTTCTCTGCGTGGCGGGTGGCCTGCTCGCTGATGACGTCGAAGTCGACGCCGAGCTCGTTCATTATGGGGGTGATCTTCTCCCACACGTCGTAGATCTTGGCGTACTTGTAGCTGACGCCGTCGCTGTGCTGCTTCTTGACGATCTCCGGGCAGGCTTTCCGCATTTCGACGAGCTTCTGCCGGAGTGTCAGGCAGGCGGCTTCAGGAGGGGCCGCAGCAGCGGCCGCCTCGGTTTTCTTGGTTTCTGCCATGTCGGTGCCTCCTTACACGTCGACCGTGAAGATGCCCGGGGTCTCGTAGACGGTGACGCCCTCCACGATCTCGCCGGTCTCAGTCAGGGTTGCGATGTCGCCGGTGTAGCTGAGCAGCTTCTTCAGGTCGGCCCAGCGGGTCGACTCCTCGACCTTCACGAGCTCGCCGTAGCCGTTGGCCTTGAGCCACGGCACCAGCTTGGTCTCGTCGAGCTTGGTCTTGGTGGTGCCCTTCTTGAAGGTCAGGGTGCCGGAGAGAAGGCGGTACTTCTCCGTCGTCTTGGTCTCCTTGTGGGGGACGGTGGCGAAGAAGTCGGCCAGACAGCTCGTCAGGTACGAGGTGCCGTTCTCCATGCGCTTGCGGGCGGCGGCGACTTTCTCGTTGATGGCCGCGATCTGCTCGTCGGCCAGAGCCTTCAGGCGGTCGTACTCGCTGCGCTCGTCGGCGATCTTGCGGATGGCCCAGTCGGCACAGCGGTCGTCAGTGATGCGGAACGGGGCGCGCTCGCCCTCTGCGACGGTGCCGAGGTCGACCTGCTCCAGCTCGTCCAGCGTGGCAGCGGGCAGCAGCTCAGGCTCCTGCGTGGTGATGGCCTCGACGTCTGCCTGCTCAGCAGCAAGGGCCGCGGTTGTCTTATCGCTCATTGTTGTGCTCCTTTCTCTCGGTGACGTTGAAGGTGAGCATCACGCCGCAGGTGACAGGGGTGACGCTCTCGAGCTCGAGGTCGCGGCCGCTGCGGAGGTGCAGGGTCTCGCCCGGCTTCATTTCGGTGAGGTGTTTCATCTGGTACTCCTTTCTGCAAAGAAACGGTGCCCGCCTTCCTCGATGACGAAGATCTGGCTCTCGTGGAAGTCGCTGGTCACGAGGGCGGGGTTGTAGAAGTAGAGGATCGGCTCGTCCACGACGGTCTCGCCTCGGTCGAACACGGCCGCGACGGCGTCCTTGACGCGCTGCGTGGGATCCGGCCGGCTCTTGGTGTAGCTGTAAAGGACGACGGCCTCAGAGGGCTCGACGCCGCGCTTCTCGGCTGCGTTGAGGATGCACTGAGCGACGAGCATCTGGCCCTCGAAGGACTCGCCGCCAGCTTCGGCCATGACCACGCGCTCGACGACGTCGCGCTCGGCGTCGGTCAGGGGGTAACGCAGGACAGGCTCAGCCGGTTCGGCTATCTCCGCAGCCTCAGAGGCCGGGGCTGTGGCATCCGGGATGTATGCGCCGACGGTGTTGGTCGGCGGCAGGAGATCGGTCTCCTGCTTGCTGCCGGCCGGCGTGGTGAAGATCGCCACGGAGATGCCGCCCAGCAGAAGGACGGCAGCGGCCAGCGTGGCAGCTCTCAGGGCTTTCCTCTTGGCACGGCGGCGCCGGCGTGTTATACTTGCGGTGCGGGATCCGTATGCTGGCAGGCTGCTGGATCTTCTCGCATGGGTCGCCCGGTCGCAACGGGCGGCCCTTTCTTTTGTGGTTTCCATTGGTTTCTCCTTTCACTGAGCCCGTGCGACGGTCAGACCACAGAGGGCATGAGTGAGGTCGCTGAACTCGGTCTCTCGGACGGTGTCAGCGGTCAGCAGCACGAGGTAGTCGTTGTCGTAGTAGTCGATCTCGGGATGCCGCTGCCGGTTTACTTCGTTTTTGTGGCGGGCGTAGGGCTCGGCACGGTTCCAGACGTCGTCAGGGATCCAGCGGTCGAGGCGATCCTCGACGCGCTCGCGCAGCTCCTCGCTCGTGATCGTGATCTCCGGGCTCATGCTGTCACCTCCGCGCCATACGGGCCGGGAGCGTCTGCTCCGGTCGGGTCAGGCCCTTGCTGAAGCTCTGCGGCTCATATCTGACGCCCACGATCCGGCGGCCGCTGACGCCATACTTGGGGTTGTAGCCGAACAGGTTGACATAGCTGCCGAGATCCTCGCGCTCGTCGTCCATCGCCTTCAGCACCTCGAACAGGGCCAGCACGTCGTCGATGGCGCGGTGGCTGTTCTGCACCTTGCCGGTGAGGTCGTAGGCGATGATCGCGTTGGCGAGCTTGTGCGGGTAGGCCCTGCGGTCTTTGTAGACTGTCAGGCTGTCCAGCCAGTCGATCCGGCCGACCTTCTGGCCGCGGAGCAGGCCACGGAGGAAACAGGCGTCAAACTGTGCATTGTGGGCGATCATCAGGGTCGGGCCGTTCTGCATGAGCTTGGCGATCTGGCTGGCCGCCTTGGCCGGCTGCACGCCCTCGGTCTGGAGCCGCTCGTCGGTGATGCCGGTCAGGCTGACGATGTTCTCCGGGAGGGTCTCACCTTCGGGCAGCTTGATGAAGGTGTCCATCTTGCCGGCGATCCGAAGGCCGCCGGTGGCCGTGCGCTCCACGCGCAGGGCGGCGAGCTCGATGATCTGGTCGTTGTCGAAGTCGAGGCCGCTGGTCTCGGTATCAAATACAACGAGGGCCTTGTAGCGGTCGAACAGGGTGGAGAGGTTACTCATGCCGGGCCTCCTTCTCGCGGGTGGCTCTCAGGGTGCCGAGCATAAACGAGAGGGCCGTGGTCAGTTGATCCTCGGTGGCGAAGGTGCCGCCGAACTGCTCAGCCAGCGCCGCGATGATCTCGCCGGCGTGCTCCGGCGTGACGTCGTCGGTGGCTTCGTCGTCCTCGACGGAGATCAGGAGATCGGAGTCCAGATAACAAGCGGGGCGCAGGCCGCTGTAGCCGATGTAGGCGCCGTTCCAGTTCAGCGAGCCGTCGGAGTCGACGCTGCGGGCGAGCGACTCGTAGCCGTTAGACTTCGTGCTGAAGGCGGTGGACAGCCACCACCAGTCGTCTGCGTTGGGGATGACATCGCGGTTGCGCCGGTACTGGTCGACCGTCAGCAGGAAGATGGTGACGGTGCAGGTGCCGTAGTCCTTCAGGCCGTCGTCAGTGGTCAGGTCGAGCTCGCTCTCGAGGAAGGCGTTGGCGCCGTTGCAGGCGTCGACCAGATTGTCGAGGTAGGGGCCGTTCAGGTATTTGTTGCTGCTGGCGACGGCGAAGTTGTTGCAGTTGCCCTCGTCGAAGGCGCGGGTCTCGGTGATGTCCTTGCTCAGGCAGAGCGTCCGGCCGGTTGGGTCGTTCTCCAGCAGGATCCAGCTCTGGCCGGCATAGCCGAAGGCCGTGCCGCGGGCGGCGTTCTTGAGTGCGATCTTTTTCATGGGGTTGCTCCTTTCGTTCTCTGCGGCCGAGCCTTCTGGCTGGCCTGAATGTTCGGCAGGGTCTCGCCGGCGCGGAGCCGGCTCTCACAGTGCGGGCAGATGTAGCCGGTGCGGGGGATCTTCTGGTAGATGCTGACGTTCCAGTCGAGTCCGCAGCCGACGCACTTGGCTGTCATGGGCCTCCACCTCCTTCCGCGGCCAGAGCCTCGAAAACATAGCGCCGGATGCGGTTGCGGTACTTCTTCCGGGTTCTGGCTTTCTTTGCGTGAGCTGCGAGGTGCAGCCACTTCGGCGGCACTCCGATGGCCTTGGCCGATACCTTCCAGAGCTTTTTGAGGGCAGAGAGCACGGCGTTGATGACCGGCTTCAGGGCCTCGGCCAGCTTGGCGGCGATTTCCCGCAGAGCGTCGGCCAGCTTCTCGAAGGCTTTGCGGGCCTGCTGCATCTTCTCACGATCAGCGAGTGCCATGCTGCCGTCGTAGACGTAGGGGCTCAGCTCGTCGTCGCCTCCGTCGGCCAGACGCTCACAAAACGGGAGGCCGGCAGCTTCGGCAGCCTTGCGGCCCTCCTCGAGGGCGTCCCGGCCTTGCGTGACTTCGCAATAGTCCGCGAGGCGGTTGCGGCCGCCTTCGTAGTGCCAGCGGATCCCGGCGGCGATCTCGTCGATGGTCATGTCCTCACCGAAGTGGCCGCAGTAGTAGCCGTTGACGATGACGGCGTCCGGGTCTGCCTTCAGGATCCCGATGGCGTCGTTGAGGTCGTCGGTCTCCCACTCGCCGTTCCAGATGTCGCTCCAGATCGTCAGGGCGTTCCACGAGCGGCCGGTGCGGTACACGATTGTCCAGCCGATGCCGTCGCGGATCTCCGCGGCGAAGTCCCGGGCGATGTCTCTCAGTGCTGCCATGCTGTTGCCTCCTCTCTGGTGATGTGCACGACGGTGACGAGGTCGTCGATCTCGTGCTTGGTGGTGTAGGTGTCCCGCTCGTCGAGCCCGATGTGCCGCAGCAGCGTCTCGGGCCCATCCAGCAGGAAGGCGGTGACGGCCACAGCGTTCAGCCGGTAGACCGTGACCTCCACGGTGCAGCGGGCGCCGTCCTCGTCCAGTGTGGACGGGAACGAGGCCCGGCAGATGGGGCTTGCCTCGTATCTGAAGGCGGTCGCGCGGTTCTCGCCGGCGATGATGTCCTTCACGAACTCCTCGAAGGCTTTGCGGGGGATTGAGCTGCGGTACTTGTCCAGTGTGACGTCGGCGAGCTGCCGGATGGCTTTGGTGTTCATGTTCCTCACCTCCTCAGCAGGCGTCGCCGTGCGGGCCGATGACCGTGATGCGCTTGATGTTCCCGTCTTTGTCCTCGTAGATTTCCTCGACGCTGTTGTCGGCCCAGTTGATCGTCTCCTTGAGCTGCCAGCACCGAGTGTCGTCCGCTGCTTTGGCGGCTTCGCGCGCTTCTTGCTGGAGCTCCTTCAGGCGCCCGAACTCACTTAGCGTCAGGCTTGCGAAGGGTTCGCTCAGCGCGTAGTCGCTGATGTAGAAGTCGATGAAGCTATGGCTCCAGCCGGCGCTATGCCAGCCGCTCGTCGCTTTTTCGGCGAAGGCTATGAGCTCGGCGTCGTCCTCGATGGGGCCGCGCCGGCGGCTTTCATAGATGAACTCGTCGCGGGAAAAAACGGGTTTTCCGTTTACATAGCCGTACACGTTCGGATCGTGTGTCATGGTGGTCTCCTTTCATCTTGGCCCGGCCAGAGCCGGGGATCTTGGTGGTGTCGAGTCCCTGAAAAACAGAAACACGACCGCCGGATCGCTTCAGAGAGCAGCGCGGAGGGGGTGCGCAGCTCGTCCATTTTCAGCGTCGGGGTCGTGTGGTCGTTTTCATGTTGGGCTCTCCTTTCTTCGGCCCGGCGCTGCCGGGTGTTCTTGGCTACTGTGCGGCCGGTGCTCTTTTACCTCTGCGCTTGAAGCTCTCACGCAGCCGCCTCTCGGCGAGCTCTGCGCTGTACCCTTCGCGCTGGTTGGCGTCCAGCGTGCCGGTCGCGCCTCGCTGGAGCTCCTTGTAGATCGTGGTGTGGTGGACGCTCAGGCGGGCCGCGATGTCGACCGGCCGATCTCCGAGCAGATGCCACGCCTCGATCTTCTTCCTGTCCTCGAAGGTCAGGTAGCGGTACTTTCCCGTCAGTCTCACCTCCGTCCTATGGGGTTGTAGTAAAGAAAAAACGCACAGCCGACTCACTT